GCCGGGTCGTACATGACCCTCGAACGCGTCGCATAAGGAGAACCATCGTGGACTACCCGAACATCGTCGTCACCGCGACCACCCCGAACACCAGCCCCGGTATCACCCTCACCATCGCCGATGGCGGGGAAGTCGACGAGGCCGCGCTGGCCGCGCTGCTGCGCGGGTTCCTCGCTGACATCCCCGGCGCGACGAACGTCCAGTCCCGCCGCAGCGACATCACATCCACCGCAATCTAGGAGGCCAGCATGTCCACGTTCGAACTGTTGCTGCTGATCGAGGTCGGTGTCATCGCGATCGGGTCGCTGCTGGGCTGGCGGCGTCCTTAACCGGGCCGGCCGGCGCGGCTTGGTCCGGGCTGGCAGCGGGTGCGTTGGCGGCCTTCTTCAGGCTCGCGTTCTCCGCCTGCGCGGCGGTGAGTTGCTTCTCCAGTACCTCGACCTTCGCGCGGAGGATCAGGGTCTCGTCCTGAAGGTCGCTGACGCGCTTCCGGTAGACGGGGAAGACGTCCTCGACGCTGACCTGCGTGCCCTGCTGCGGCTGCTGGGGAGGGGTCTGGTTCATGCGGTGACCGCCTTGTCTGCGAGCTCCCGGTACCGGTCCAGGAGGTTGCTGTTGTTGAGGAACGCGTGCTGCGGGAAGAACGACCAGTGGCTGACCACGGCGTTCCCCCGGAGGATGTTCGGCGCGCCCGTGGCGAGCGGGTGGTGGATGGTGTGAAAACTCTCCTCCTCGTCCGGAACGAGGACGCCGGGCCCGTGCGGCAGAGCGGCATACATGCTGCCGAGGCTGGCGAAGCAGGACACCGAGAACTGGGTGCCGGGCGCGATGGGGAAGTCCTGGTAGAGGTAGAGGTCTTCGACCGTGCCCGCCTCGATGTGGTCGAGGAGGAGTTCGTGGAGCTTGACGGCGAATGGGCCGTTGGCCCAGCCGTTGGGGTCCATGCAGTACTGCTTGACTTCGCCCCACTCCATCGGGATCTTCCCGCAGAGCTGGAGGAAGTGCGACACGATCGCGTTGTTGAAGATGATCGGGAACACTGCGGTGGGGGCGGGCATCTCCAGGCGGGCGCGGACGAGGTTCTCGATGGCGTCGTCGTGTAGGTACACGACATCGTCGTCTAGGCGGATGTACACGGTGTTGGGGTCGGTCATCTCGCGGTAGGCGAGGCCGGTGTACCTCTGCTTGGGGAGGTTGCCGAGGTCAACGCCTTCGGGGCGGTGCTTGAGGTGGAACCAGTCGTGCTGTTCGGCGAGCTGGTGGGCGTAGGCGATGTCGTCTTCCTGGCCGACGGGGTCGGTGTTGAGGTAGGCCCAGACTTCGTCGACGAGGCCGCGGCGTACGTCTCGCTCCAGGTACTTGATGAGGATGCTGTACGTCCGGACCCGGCCGTAGGGCGTCCAGGCGATGACCTTCTTGGAGTCGATCACGGGGTGTCTCCTTCGGTGGCGGCGCGCTGTGCCTTCGGGTCGATGGATGCGGCGGCCCGCACAACAGCGCAGTCCTCGCACGGGTAGGTGGCCTCTCCCGAGTGCTTCGCAAGGTCGATGCCCTCGCGCTGCTGCTCGGCCAGCTCGTGCGCGTGCTTGTCGAGGATCGACTGCGCCATCGACCGCCGTACCGGCTCCGAGTAGCTGGGATCCATCAGGCCCATGATGTGTTCGAGCGGCGTCACGCCGTCCTCCTTGTGGTGCGGTGCTTGGGTGGCCAGACGCCTGTGTCGTCCGGCCACGGCAGGTCAGGGTGCAGCCGCCGAAGCAGGTCCACGGTCGCCGCGTGATACTCGCCGCGGGTGTCGGACAGCTGTCCGGGATGGACGCGCACGAAGTACAGCGGCATCTCCACCACCGCATACCGGGTGAGTCCGGCCTTCCAGATACGGATCCAGAAGTCCCAGTCCTCCGCGCACCCGTAGCTGTCGGGCAGCGTCGCCTTCGCGCTGTACCCGCCCACCGCCTCCCACGTCGCCCGCCGGAACAGGCCCTTGTCGATCAACGGCGGCCACCTGACGAGGTCGTCCAGGCCCGCATCCGGGAGGGAGGCTTGGACGTGGTCGGCCTCGCCGAACTGCTGCGCGTGCGGGATGACGAAGTCTCGGCCGCCGTCGGCGTTGAGGGCGGACACGCAGCGGGCGATGCACTCGGGGTGGAGGCGGTCGTCGGCTGATGCGGTGAAGAGGGCGTCGCAGCCGTCGGCGAGGGCGAGGCGGGCGGCGGCGTTGAGGCTGCCTGCCCAGCCGAGCCTCTTGCGGTTGCGGCGCATTCCAGCCCATAGGTCGGGGTGGTCGCGGAGCCATTCGTGGGTGCCGTCGTCGGATCGGTCTTCGGCGAGGTAGGCGTGCGCGGTGCGGGTCTGCGCCTGGATGGAGGCGAGCATTTCGCCGATCCACGGGCGGGCGTTGCGGGTGGGGATGATGACGCCGACTTTCACCACTGCTCTCCGATCCAGTTGAGCGTCTCGCGGATGCCGTCGGTCCAGTGGGTGGTGGGCTGCCAGCCGCGCACGTTGGTGATGGCGTGGTTGTCGGTGACGACGCGTTGGAGGTCGCCGGGGAGGCGTCCGTCGTGGGTGACGGGGTGCTGGCGGCCGGTGTCGGCTTCGAGCCGGTGGAGGAGTTCGAGGAGGCCGACCTCGTTCTCTGGTCCGCCGCCGACGTCGTAGGGCTCGGTCGCGGTGGAGTAGTCGGCGTGGTGCTCGGCTATGTCGACAAGGAGACTTGTGAAGTCGTCGATGTAGAGGATGTCGCGGGACTGGCTGCCGTCGCCGTGGATGGTGATGGGCTGCTGGTCGTGGAAGGCGCGGAGGAACCAGGTGACCCAGCCCGCCTCGCTCGTGCCGCGTTGGCCGGGCCCGTAGACGGTGGACGGGCGCAGGATGACCGAGGGCAGCCCGTACAGCTCGCGGTACAACCGGAGGTAGTCCTCGCCGACGGCTTTGGATAGGCCGAGGGGGGCGGTGAGTCCGTCTGCGCCGGGGTGGACCTTCACGGAGGACGTGAAGACGACAGGGATGTTACCCGCGAGTCGCGCCGCTTCCGCGACGTTGAAGGTGCCGACCACGTTGTCCGTGAAGTCACGGGCGGGGTCTTGAAGGCTGACGGCGGTGGAGCAGGACGCGCCGAGGTGGACGATCGTCTCCACCCGGTTTGCTTTGATCACGAGGCTGAGCTGGTCGAGGTTCGTGGTGGGTGAGGCCATCTGCTTGTCCATGAGGGCGATGGCGTGGCCGCGTTGGGCGAGCGCTTCGACGAGGTGGTTGCCGATGAATCCGGCCGCGCCGGTGACGAGGATGTTCACGGTTCGATCGCCTTGGCCCATGCGACGCTCTCGGGGTGTTCGGCGGTGGCGTGCGACGCGACGAGCGCGGCAAGGAAGTGGGCCCGCGATTGTGCGGCGAGGGCGCGGCTCTTGTCTGGGTTGAAGTGGACGCTGGTTTCCTCGGATTCGGCGAGGAGGCGTTCGCCTTCGCGGTAATGCTCCGGGCCCGTCACGCCGCAGCTCCGCACGTGTTGCAGGTGAACCCAGCGGGCGGCGCATCACCGCAGACGGCACACCAAGCCCCGTCCGTGAGAAAGCTGAGGACTGGCACATGCAGCACGTGGGCAGCGTGAACAACCACGTCCACGGGGACCGTCTCGCGAATGCCCGCCTCGATCTTGGCGATGACCACACGGGAGATCTCGAAGCCCTGTGCCGTGATGCCGTCCGCCAGCGCCTGAGCGGTTACGCCTTGGTTCTTGCGTGCTGCCTGGATTCGGGCGCTGACAGCGGCGGATACCTTCCCTTGGCTCACGCGCCCACCTCCACGGGTACGCGTACGGCGTCCTCCCACCAGTGATGCAACGCCTGCATGATGCTCCCCGACGCCTCACCCCGCGCCGCCATCCCGACCCGCTGACGCAGGCCCGGATCGTCTACGAGCTGCTTGAGGTACTTCCCCCACTCATGCTCGTAGCGGACCAGGAACCCGTTCTCACCGTGCCGGATCAGCCTGCGGTACGGCTCGATATCCGACGCGATCAACGGAATCCCCAAGATCGAAGACTCCAAAAACTTAGTGGCGAACTTCGCCCGGTTGAACGCCGTATCCCGATACGGAGCCACCCACACGTCCCACTCCGCGACCCGCTTGAGGTACTCCTCAACCGAGGGCACCCAGCCCAATGCGCCGATACCGCGCCCCCGCAGCCCGAGACGTATCGCCCGCTCGGCGGAGATCCCCACGATCCGCACCTGTACCCCACCCGGTCGCGGGTACCGCGAGATCCGATTCAGTGCCCGCACCGCCTCCGGCAACTCCGCCACCGTCGACGATGTGCCAGCCCAACCCACCGACAACGGCCGGTCCACTGCCGCATAGTCCCGCTCCCAGCCCAACAGCTGCGCCGGCAGACCATTCGGAATCACGCGGACGTTCGGCGCGTAGTTCCGCAGCACCTTCGCAAGCGGCTCGGTCACACAGGTGACGAGGTCCGCGACCGACATGTTGTGGGCCAGCCGGTCGAGCATGGCCGGAGTCCAGTCGCGGGCAGCCGGATTGGTTGGATCGATGTGGAAGTAATCGTCGTCTAGGTCGAGTACGAGGCGCTTGCCTTGGTCCTTCAGGTGTTGCCACATATCCGAGGCGTCCGGAATGGCAACGCGACATCCGACGATCGTGTCTACCGACGGCCAGTCGCGGGGTAGGCGCGTTCCGCAGGACACGGCGTGCCCCAGCCACGACAGGCCCATTGCTGGGAGCACTGCCCGATAGTGTCCCGACCCTGCCATGTCGGCGGACCAGAAGTGAACGCGCACCGTCAGCCCCCGTCCTTGGCTGCCGTCGCTCGCTCGTTCCGGGCAGCGGTCTTGGCCGCGAGGACACCGCACTGATAGCCGTGCTTCCACACGGCAGGGTGCTCCTGCCGCGAGTCCATGAGGTCTGGGTAGTCGGGCAGTTCGCGGACGCGGTCGAGTTGGCGGTAGAGCCCGGCAAGCTCACGCTGCCGTTCGGTGACCGTCTCGACGAGCTTCCGCCAGGTCGTGTCCCCGGACACGAGCAGAGCAGCGCACAGGTCGAGGCGGGTCCGCTCGTGCGCGTGAACGATCTCGGTGGTCCCCGCGCGCTCCTCAGGGCAGTCGTCGGGCGCGGGGGGCGCCTCTGAGCCGGGGATATCCACGGGTTCCGCGAAGACGAGGACCGCCCGGGCGCCGATCTGCTCGGCGATGCCAGCGAACTCGTCGACCACCTGGGGTTCCTCCCCGATCCCCTGGATGTACCGCAGCGGCTGGTGCTGGTCTACAACGAGGACGAATGGCGGCCGGTCGTCGCCAGTGCCTTCGGGGAGTCCGAGGATCTGCAAACGAGCCACGTCAGCCGCCTTCTCAGACTCGCCCGTGGGGGCTCTGCTTGGCAGCCGCACGCGCTACGGCCTCGGCAGTCAGAACGTGGTCACCCGGCTTGATGGTGACTGACACATCCCCCGGAATGACGCCGCCCCGGCTGTGCGCTCCGCCCTGCTTCAGGTAGCCGGGCAGCCACTCGGCCGCGTAGTAGTCGACGGTCCGCCGAATGCCTTCCTCCAGCGGCACGAAGTCCGCAGCCGTCATCCCGATCTGCGCGAGCGTCGACGTGTCGGAGGAGACGACCGCGTTCGGTACCTCACCCGGCCGCATCGGCAGGTGCTTGATCCCGACCGGTTCACGGGCCGTGATCTCGGCGGCGTACTCGGCGACGAGGCGGGCGATGTCGTTGACGGTGACCGACGTGAGCGGCCCGGCCTCCACCGGCTTCTCGGTGGGCCCGTGCTCTGCGGTGTGCTTCAGCGCGGTCACGAACGCGCGGGCGACGTCCTCGACGTACACGCAGTCGCTGATCTGGGTGCCGTCGCCGTACACCTCGATGTCGGCACCAGTGAGGGCACGGCAGGTGAAAGCGGGCGCGATCTTCCTCACGCGGCTCGTGCCGTACGGCGCGGCGATCGACTGGCCCGGACCGTACGCGTTCACCGGGCGGACGATCGAGATGCGGCCGTCCCGGTACGCATTGAACATGCGCGCATAGTCCTCGGCGGCCGTCTTGCTGATCGTGTACGAGCCCGTGCCGATGTCCCTCATGAAGGCGTTCCCGACACCCGCGTAGACGACCGGGAGGCCGTACTGGTTGGCGGCCTCGAACACGTTGAGGCTGCCGCGGATGTTGGTCTCTGCCGACGGGCGCGGGTTCCCGATCGTCTCCTGCGTGCCGAGGACGGCGGCCAGGTGGATGACGCCTTCCACGTGCGCGGCGAGTTCGACGACGCTCGTCTCGTCGCGGATGTCGCCGAGGAAGAACGTCTCGCCGGCCGCCATCTCGGTGTGGGGGTGGCGGTCGAAGACGACGACCTGGTGGCCGCGGGCGAGGAGTTCACGCCTCACGTAGGAGCCGATGAAGCCCTGGCCGCCCGTTACTCCGTACACGCTCATGCGCTGTTCTCCTTGGTCTTGTTCTGGCCGCAGTGTGGGCAGGCTTGGTTCTTGGCTTTGGTGATGGCCGTGATGATTTGGCTGGTGAGGAGGGTGCCGGCGATGATCGCGGTGATGGCGATGGCGGTATTCACGGCTGCTCCTCGGTGGGGTCGCTGTCGGCGCCGATGGCGAGGCGCCGAACGACGAGGGTGAGGTTGACCGTCACGAGGGACTCGCCGAGGGCGAAGTCGTCGATCTTTACGACGGTGCCTTTGGGGGTGTAGACGGAGACGCCGTTGATGCGGACCTCGCGGGGGACGACGATGCTGCCTGCTCCGTCTTCGGCAGGGGTGCAGTCCGGGGCGATCAGTTCGACAACTGAGGCGCGGGGTTTCATCGGCTGCTCCTCGACGGTCTGGGTGATCCCAGCGTGGGGGCATTGAACGGGTGTGCCCCACGGGTCGGTGTGGTGGGCGCCGCCGCATTCGGGGCGGGTGCAGGGGCCGCTCACCGGGTGCCTCCGACCGGCTCGGCAAGGGCTTCGTCCCATGCGTAGCCGCAGCGCAGGCATTCACGGTGCAGGCGTTCATTCCTCGCTACACCGATGGCGCCGCCGCTGTCGTGGAGGCATTGTCCGAGAGCCCTGTACTCGGTGCTGGCGCCCTCGTGCTGGCACTTGGGGCAGGTGGGTTCGTCGCCGGAGAACGGCGGGAGTGGCTCGCTCATCGGCTGCTCCCGATGACGAGTACGAAGTCGACGGCCATGACGCCCGGCTGGGCGAGCACAACGAACGCAAACAGGGCCGACATGGCGGCGCAGATGGTTCTCATGAGTCGCCCCCTTCCGGGGCGGGTAGCGACTTGCCTTCGTCCTTGGGGCGCCGCCTCAGGTCTTCCTCGTCACCTGCGGGCTTGTCACGCCACCACCACACGCGCTCACACAGCAACTCGACCTTGATCTCGTCCCGCTCGTACAGATCATCATCGGACTCGTCATCGAGAGCGTGCACCGACGGCGGGAACCGGTCGATACCAACAGGGCGCAGCATCACGCACCCCTGACTGAGAACGTGGGCCGACGAGACCACGGCCGGAGTCCGGTCGTAGTACACGCGCCGCCCTTGCAACTGGTCGGCGGCGGTCGTCTCCAACCGCCAGTCGATAGCCGAGTGGTGAAGCATCCGGTTCGCGATCCGGTGGATATCCAGGAGCTGGTTGAGAGGGTCCTCCCGGAGATAGCCCTCCCAGCACTGCTGGCGGGCAAGCGCGAGCGTCCACGTGCCTTCGGCGCGGATCTCGTCGCGGCCTTTCCAGTCGTTGACCTCGCGGCGGTTCGCGGTATGGAACCCGATGTCGATCTGCACGTGGTGGCCCCGGAAGTGGGACCAGTGGGTGCCGTTGCCGCTAACGTCGGCCCACCGCCAGTGGGCGTCGCGGTTGTACTCGTCCGGGGCGCCGATGGTCTCGCGGCCGATGACGCGGACACCGCCGCGTGGGGGTGCGATCTCGACGATGTGCGGGCGCCCGTCGAGGAAGAGGCGGTCGGGGACGTACCCGTCGTTGCGGTCGACCATGGGTCTGCTCCTGCGGGTTGCTTGCGGGTTGTGGGTGGCAGGGGTCAACCCGCAAGGAAAGCCCCTGCCACCGACCCCTCCGAAAGGGTCGCGAGAACCATCCTACGAATCGTAGGAATTTGGCAAGCGCAAGCTACGATTCCAAGGAGAGGCGGCGGTAGGAGGAACCCATGGCCTTCCCCAACGGCGTAGAAACGGTGACCGTCACCGCCGGAACCGCCGGATACCGCACCCTCGACGGCGAGCCCTATACCGGCACCATCACGTTCACGCCGTCCGTCTCCCGCGTCACCTCAGCCACTCACGGCGTCATCGCCCTTGGCCCCGTCAATGCCACCCTGTCCGCGTCCGGCCAGTTCACGGAGACACTCCTCGCCACCGACGCCGACGACTTCAGCCCAACCGGCTGGACATACCGCGTCGACGAAGAGTTCACCAACGCACCCGGCCGCGCTTACAACATCAGCCTCCCCGCCGCCGTCCCTACGGTCGCGCTGCCGTCCCTCGCCCCGGTCGAGTCGAGCAGCGGCACCGTCTCGGCGCCCGCCGTGCTCTCCGTCAACGGCGACACCGGCATCGTCACCGGCCTCCTCGAATCCGCGAACAACCTGTCCGACCTGGCCTCGGCAGCAACCGCCCGCACAAACCTCGGCCTCGGCACCGCCGCCGTCAGCCCGGCCACCGCGTTCGCCTCAGCCACACACGCCGCCACCCACGGCAGCGCAGGCAGCGACCCGATCACGATCGCGCAGTCCCAAGTCACCGGCCTCACCGTGGCCTTGGACGCCAAGGCAGCCACGACGTACGTCGACAGCACCTTCGCCACCCAGTCGACCGTGACCACCATCGGCGGCTTCGTCACCGACTGCCTCAACCGCGTCGCCGCCATCGAACAAGGCACCGCCTTCCTCGCCGGACTCAACGTCGACGGCAACGCGCAAGTCTCGAACGGCAACCTCACCGTCACCGACTTCGACAAGGGCTACCGCTTCCGAGTCGACGGCTCAGCACTCGACCTCGAAGCCACCGGCACCGACCTCATCATCAGCAACTGGTCCGGCGACGCCTTCAACGGCGACCAGAGGTCCTACGCACGCCTGTCCGCAGACGCCCTCAACACGCAGTGGGCAGGCAAGTTCGAATCCGTCAACGCCCTGTACGGCGCAGCGGTGCACACCCTCGACCCAACCACCGGCGTCGCATCGGTCGGCGGAAAGAACGGGCTCACCGCTGTGCGCCTGGCGGGCTTCAAGAACAGCGCCGGCGCCCCTGCGGCCGGCACGTGGGAGGCCGGTGACGTGGTCCTTGACTCGGCCGGCGCCTGGCACCTCTGCTCGGTCGGCGGCTCCCCCGGTACGTGGACGTGAGAGGCAGGATCTGATGGCAACCCAGTGCAAGCTGTACCGCGGCCTCGCGCCGCAGTTGATCCCGCCTGAGAAGTGGACGCTGCTGACGTTTGAGAAGACGATCCGCAACGACCGGTCCATGGCACGCGACCGCTGCCTGATCATGCCGCCGTTCGACGGGGACTTCGAGTGGTCGCGGAACCTGCGCTGGGCCGCGATCACCCTCCCCGACGGAGACACCAGGCCCCGGCAGTTCATGTCGCGCTTCGTGCGTGACCCGCACGGCATCCGCGACGACACCGGCGCCGACGACCGTCTAGCCACCCCAGGCCGGTCGTGGCAGACCGTCACGTGGCCGTTCTACGGCGAGGCGTACCAGCCCGTCGGCGTGGAGGTGTGGCACGACCACACCGAACCATGGGCCATCGAACACGCCCAATTCACGGCCACCACCTGGGACTACTGAGAGAAGGATCGGCCATGGCTTGGTATCCGGGCGCCACGAAGTACGAACTCCAGCCCGAGTCGGACGCGCAAGCGGCGATCCGGCCGACCCAGTTCATCGTTCACAGCATCATCGCCCCGTGGACGGCGAAGCGGGTCTACGAGTACTGGCGGGATAGCACCAACTTGGAGTCCCATTTCGGCCTCGGTTATGAGGGCGACCTCGGCCAGTTCATCGGCACGGAGACCCGAGCGGACGCGAACGCCGGCGCGAACCGGCGGGCGGACGGTACGGGCGCGGTGTCGATCGAGACGGCGTCGAACTTGCAGGGTTCGGATCCGTGGACGGCGGCGCAGGTCGAGGAGCTGACCAAGCTCGGTGTGTGGCTGCATCAGCGGCACGGGATCCCGCTTCGTGTCTGCCGTACCCACGACGATCCGGGGTTCGGCTATCACCGGCTCTTCCCCGAGTGGTCTACGTCGGGCACCTCGTGCCCTGGTGACGCGCGGGTGAAGCAGTTCAAGGAGGTCGTGTTTCCGGGCATCGTCGCCCGCGCGACTGGTTCCACCCCACCGGAGGAGGACGACGTGGCCCTGACCGCGACGGATGTGAAGACTCTCGCGAAGACGGACGGCGTGTTCACGTCGCCGGACGGCGCGGACGACACGAAGGGAAACGAGTTCTGGAGCCTGGAGTCGTACCAGCGGTACGGCTACCTCCAGGGCCGCGAGACGAAGCAGCTCATCAAGGCGCTCGGCGTGAAGGTCGACGCGCAGAACACCATGATCGACCAGCTTGTGAAGACCGTTGCCACCCTCGCCGCGAACGTCGGCGACATCGACCCGGCCGCGATCGTCGCCGAACTCAAGGCGTCGATCGAGTCCGTCACCATCCACCTCGACGCCGACGGCGTCTGAAACAGGAGACCCGATGAACGTCAATCTCGATGCGGCCTACTGGTTGGGCCTGCTCATTTCCGTCGTCCTGCCCGTCCTCGTCGGACTGGTCACGACCAGAGTCACCCACGCCGGCGTGAAGGCGGTCCTGCTGCTGGCGTTGTCGACGCTGAACGGGTTCCTCGTGGAGTTCGCTGCGGGTGGCCCCGGCTACGACGTGGGCACCGCTGCTGTGCTGGCGCTGGTGGCGTTCGCGACGGGCGTGCTGGCGCACTTCGGCTTGTGGAAGCCGGTCGGAGTGAGCGGTAAGGCGCAGGACTCGTTGGTGACGTCTGGCTCGCACGCTGCTGGCGTCTGATCGGAGTTGCACGTGCCGGATGAGCTGACGCTCGGCGAGTTGGCCCGCCGCCTGGACGATCGCACGGGCGACATTCGGGATGACATTCGGGGCCTGTCTGAGGAGATGGCCAAGAAGGTCGACCAGCGGCTGTATGACATCCGGCACGATGCGCTCGCCGCTCGGGTGGCGACGTTGGAGACGCTCAGGGAGAAGGACGCTGAGAAGCTCATCGCGACGCGCCGTTGGCTGATTGGTGCGGTGATTGTGCCACTGGTCGCAATCCTCCTGCCGATGGTCATCCTGCTGGCTCGGGGGTCTGGGTCGTGAGCCGGGCGCAGGTGCGGGCGGAGGAGCGTCGGGGGCGTCGCGGTGACGTGTGGGCGGTCGTGGGCGCGGTGGCTTTGGGGGCGGTGCTGGCGTGGATTGTGCTGACGATTCAGGGTGTGACGCACGATCTGCACGAGGAGCGGGAGTACAACCGGCTGTTGGCGCAGCAGGTGCGGGATCTGGGCGGGAAGCCGATCAAGGGGCCGCCGGGTGAGCCGGGTGCTTCGGTGACGGGTCCGCCCGGCCCGCAGGGGGAGCCGGGGTCGCCGGGCGTGGACGGGGAGCCGGGCCCGTCGGGGAGTCCGGGTAAGGCGGGGGCGGACGGCGTCGATGGTTCTGACGGTAAGGCCGGGGAGCCCGGAGCCGTCGGCGCTTCGGGTCCGGCTGGTCCTGCTGGTCCTCCGGGTCCGCAGGGTGAGCCGGGTCCGCCTGGGCCTCAGGGCGAGCCGGGCGTGGACGGGGCGGACGGGGAGGATGGGCAGACGTGCCCGGACGGCTACAGCTTGCAGGCTCCGGCGTATGACGAGGCTGCGCTGGTGTGCCGCCGGGATGGGGCGCCGGATCCTGAGGAGCCGGGTGGTGGTCCGCAGGCGGCTGGGGCGTTGGATCCGCAGCGCCGCGTGTACGCGTAGGGGTGGTGGTCGTGGCTCGGATGCTGGGTCGTCGTGTGTGGCGTGGCCAGACGCTCGAAGATGCGCCGTTGCGCCGCAAGCATTGGCGGGTACGGGAGAAGCGGGAGTGGCGGCGGGAATCGCTTCGGGAAACGCCGAAGCGATGCGCTGACCAGCAAGAACTTCAGTTTGGATAATATACAAACTGAAACTCCGCCCCTCGGATCCCCCAACCCTGGGAAGTCTGGGAAGTTCGTTACTGGTTCCCCTTGGGAGCGGCACTCCGCGTAGTTCACGCTGGTCTCATGACCGTCATCGACTTCAACGAGCGGCGCCGCAAAAGCGAACAGCCGAAGCCCGACTACGTCACCTGCGAGTGCGGGGAGGCGTGGTTCGAACTGCGCGGCAACCATCCGAAGATGCCCGAGCACGGGGCGGTGGTGCTGCGTCCGGATGGCACGATCAGCGGGTACGCGGGGACGCCGTGCTGCGTCGGCTGCGGGAAGGCTGCCGTGGTGCGGCCGACCGCGACGTGATCACGCCGCTTCGACGACGTCGGTCCGCTCCGCCGCCACCGCAACCGTCCACTCCGCCACCAACTCCGCATACCTGACCCGAGCATCCCCATACAGGCGCCCTTGAGCAGCCTGCACAAGCCGCCGAATCTCCTCATTCACGACGGCAGCAGAGCGCACACCGCCAAGGGCGGAAGGGTTGGGGGACATGCTGTCAGCCTATCTAGCGACGCCCTCAAACACGCATCGGCCACCGACCAAAAACAGGCCTCCCCACACCCGGCCCCCGCCCGCTAAGCTCCCCCCATCGCCCCGAGGCCCCGACGCCTTGGGGCGCTCTACTGTCGGGAGTAGAAGACCATGCTGTACCGCGTCACCTACCGCATCCTGCCCGCCGGAACGGGGCCGGACGACTACGAACCCGCCGACCTCGCAACCGGTGAAGTCGTTGTCGAGCTCGACGACCCCGAGCCGGTCGGTGTCATCAGCGGCGGCAGCATCCTGTCGTACGGCCCCCACCACCGAGACGTCGTCAAGGCAGTCACCGAAGCCGCGCAGTTGAAGCCCGGCGACGAGCCCCTCATCCGCGACTGCACCCCCGCCTAGACCCGCCGCTCCGCATCCTCCAACCGGGCCCGATAGTAAGCATGGTCGCGCGGGAACCCCGCCAGCGCAGGCAGCGCTTCACGAAACCCAGCCGCCGCATCCGCCCACCGCTGGCACGCGTACGCCGCATCCGCCGCATTCAACCGCGCCCTCGCCGCGTCCAGCCAGTACAACCAGCCCGGCCGCTCCTGTTCGTCCGGCACCTGTAGTGCCAGCCCGTGGGCCTCCTCGGCGAGGCGTACGGCACGATCCCGCTCACCCAACTGGGCTGCGGCCATCGCTTCCTGGTGCACTGCTACGGCCTCGGCTGCGGGGGACAGTGGGCGCGGGCCGGCGAACCGGGCGCCCTCCGCAGTGCGTAGGGCGCGGACGGGATCCCCGTACTCCAGCGAGTAGTGCGCGCGGACGCGTTGCGCCCACGACGCCATGTCCGGGTGCCCGCCGTCGACAGCCCACCCGTGGGCGAGGTCAATCCAGGCGAGGGCGGGGCCGTGCTTGTTCTCCTGCCACGCCACCCAGCTGAGCCAGTGCGCGTGCTCCGCGGCGAGCAACAGCAGCCGGTCGGCGGCCAGCCCGCTCGTACCGGGCAGCAGTGCGGTGACCTGGTCGAGCTGGGCGCGGACAACAGGCCACAACGCGAGTCCGCCGACCTCGTCTTCGGCACGCCGATGCTGGGCGAGGACGACACCAATCCAGTCCGCGGTACGCAGGTCCGCCCGTCCTCGGGTGTGGGCGTGCGCGATCCGCTCCCGCAACTCGGCGGACGGCGACCACTCATCCGGGCCGAAGCGGACGGGGAGCCCAGTGAGTTCTGCTGGCACGTTCAGCCCTTCAGTCATTCGGGCGATCAGCTCAGCGGACGTGACGCGTTTTCGGCCCGACTCGATGGCGGAGATGTAGGGCTGCGGAACCCCGATGAGGGGTTCCAGGCCGCGCTGCGACAGGCCGGACGCCCGCCGGTATTCGCGGAGGATTACAGCCCAGTCCTGGCGCGCCCAGGCGGCGCGTAAGCGGACGTCTGCCCAGGGTGTCTGACCACTCATACGGGGACGATACGCCGCCCTGATATGCGGTGTGTATCGAATCGTGTTGGCCAAGTCACCAACCTGTTGTCTCAATCACACCGAGTCGGGTCGGGGAGAGAGAACACGCATGGCCAGAACCAGCGCAGACGCAACGCCTGTCGGCTACGCCTACTGCTCGTGGCACCAGGGCTACGCCCGCGACGCACGGCTTGTACGGCAACCACCGGACCAAGGGTCAGGGCCGGCACCGCAGGGCCTGTTCGCATGCGCGCCTTGCCGCCAGGCGTACAACCTCGTACCGCTGGAGGACCGGTCATGACCACTCGCGTCGAGCTACCACCGGTTGAGCAGCTGTCGTACGGGCAGTACAACGGGCTGGCCTGCGTCTGGTGCGGGACGAACCTCACCACCGGCGCGGTCAGTGCCGGGATAGCGCGCGGCCAGATGGGCGCCCACATCCTCGACACCGAGGTGTACGCCTGCCCCGAACACGCCGACGGACCAGCCCCCGCAGGAGACACGCCATGAGCAAGAAGACCCTCCCCCGGCCGACACCGACCGGCCCGCTCGGGCACGGCTACTGCTGGAAGACGCACCCGAACCGGGGCGTCCACTGCACCCAGCCGATCGGGCATGAGGCCAAGGGCGTCGAGCACCTCTACCCGTACGTGCGACCTGAGATCCGCTGGCGCTGACAGCTTCCGCCGCCCCGTCTTCCCTCGGCGGCGGGAGACCGCCCCTCGTGCCGACAGAGGGGCGATGGTGGCCCGCGAGCCGGTCTAACCCCCGAGCCGGCTGCGGGTCACCGCACCAGATCCGACAGGGGCACGTTGAGGGCGTACGAGACGCGAATCAAGTTGTCGAGCTTCGCACTCGCCCGACCCTGCTCAATCCGGTTCACGGCCTGGCGGTCCAGCCCGGCTAACTCGGCGAGCCGTTCTTGGGTGAGGTTGGCGTGCAGGCGTGCGGCCCGGATCTGCTCGCCAACGGCCCGGCGGCGGTCGAAGACCCAGTCATCGGGCGGTGGGGCGGAATACACCCGCTCACGCTGGCGTGATCAACCACGGATGTCTGTATCGTGCACCGTACATTCCTGGATCAAGACGAACCCATGATCGCAAGACCCGTGAACGGAAAACACACGATCCAGTGACTCCAGGACTACCCGCCCACCCTGGGGTTAAGCGGTTACTGGATGGGCGTCACAGACCGGTCGGCTCCGCATAGCCCCCAGGCTCGCGGCGGCCGACCCCGGAGCCCCCGGCCCCACAGCGGACCGGGGGCTCCGCCCTACACCAACCAGACGATCTCAATCGTGTCCGTGTCGAGAAGCATGTTCCTCGGTAGGCGGCCCTTCCGGGCGGGATGCAGCCGCACCGTCATCATGTACGAGATCACCGCCCGCTGCCGCGACAGATCCCACTTGCCCCACTCCTCCACCATGTCGTCCGCCGCAAGCAACCCAGCCACGGGGTTCACCTCCACCGCCCGCGACAGGACGCCTTCCGCAGCCTCCAGGCGCTCTCTCGCAAGCTTTGAAGCGATCCGCCACTCCGGCATGCTCATCGCCCCCGAACCAAGCTCCTGCGCCAGCTCATCCAACGTCTGACGGGCCTGCCGGATCGTGGCCTGAGCACCCCGCACATCCACCGGATCCTGCTTGTGCGCGAATATGTCTCCCGCATCGGGCCGCGCCAGCCGCTTCATCAGATTGGCCTGCACGAAGTCGTCCAACGGCTCAGCCTTCCGCACCACATGCTGACCCGCACGACAGCCATACGCGACTAGGTACCTGCCGCCAGCGCGATTGCTGGTCATGCACCGCACGGTCGCCCCGCACGGCCCACACACGTACAAGCCCGACCCGAGATACTTCCGCTCGTTCCCCGGTGTTGTACGCCGCCCCGGATCGTCGAGCAACGACACCAGACTCCGCCACGTCGGCTCATCCAGCGGACCGGGCCAGCCAGCAGGGCCGGCCTCTTTCCCGCGGTGCACGAGGATGCCCGCGTTCCTGGGACGGCGAAGCATCGCCCCGACCTCGGGGCCCTCCCAGTCGCTGCCCGTGCTCGTGAGGACCGGCGGGTTCATCCGGTTCCACTCGGCGGCGATGGCGCGCAGCGACCCGCCTGCGAGGATGGTGTCTGCGGCTTCCCGGATCCGCTGGAATTCGCTGCCTTCGGCCACAGTGGCGGCGTGCCCGCACTGGCGGCACACCATCCACGTGTACCGGCTGTGGGGGGCGTGGCAGTGGTTGCAGGCCCAGCCGTCGAGGTTGTCGTCTCGGCCGCACTCCCCGCACTTGATGACCATCCGGAAGCCGTCTGGGTCGTCCTGCCCGCACGGCAGGCAGATCAGGGACCGCGGGGTGACGCCGTCAGCTTCCCACCCGAAGGGGCGACGCCCGCCGAAGAACTTCCCGTCGCGGGCCATCTCGTCCCGCTTGCGTTTCTGCCGCTCCACCATCCGCTCAACCTCGTAGCGGGCCTGCACGCCCAGCTGCCGGGCGATCATCCGGCCGGTGGCCGTGGACAGGTCCAGCACTCCGGCCTTGACCGTGCGGGTCTGTACGGCGCGTGGCTCGCACACGTCGATGTACTCCTCCAGTTCGGCCGGGGAGCGGTGGAGGCGGTCGGTGTGCCAGGCGAGGACGATGTCTGCCCGCCCGGCGCGGAGGTCGGCGAGGAGCTTCTGATATCCGGGGCGCGGCTTACCCGAGTAGGCGGAGAGGTCGTTGTCGCTGTAGACGGCGACGACGTCGAGGCCGAGGCTGGCGGCGAGGACTTCGCAGTCTTCGCGTTGGCGGCCGACGCCGAGGCCGGCGCCTTCGCGGTCGCGGCTGATGCGGCAGTAGATGATCGCGCGGGTTGGGATGCCGGGTGCGTGGGTGGGCATGGTTCAGGGTGGCACAGTAATACTGCGTTTGTCTCAGGTTCGCTAGGTCGAAGCCCACTGGAAGGCAGTATTAAAGCCGCAGGCTGTGGGCCTGCGGCTTCAAAGTGTGGGGGGTTGGGTGGAGCTAGCGGGCTTCGGGCCAGTTCTGCGCCCACCAGCCCTCGGTCACGATCCGCCGGAACAGTTCGAGCAGCTCGTCCCTGGCCTGCTCACTGACGTGCTCCTTGGAAGCGAGCCAGGTGAAGGAACCTTCCTGCTCCACTCCCGCGATGGCCCGCCCGCCAGGGAGGCTGCCGACCAGTTCCATCCGGATCTCCGGCTGCGGTCGCGCCTGCTGTGACTCGCTGTCACTCTGCCGGGTTTCCTCGTCCGCCATTCGCACTCCGCCTCCCTGCTCAAACCCAGGCGCTCGGACATACGTACGAGCGCCCAGTTGAGGTGATCCCCTTTGCGCCCCCAGGCGGATCACCGACTGTGTCACACCGATCAGCGTGTGACCAGAGGGAATCAGCCAGTGACAGAAAGTCGTACTATTCGCCCGACTTATCGTCACTCTGCGTGCGCCTACGGGCAAAGGTTTCCGCGATTGCGGCGAACTGCCGGCGCTCTTCCTCGGTCATCTCCTCGGCGCGGGCCACGATCAGACGAGTCGTGAGGTCTCCACTCCATACGACGGAGGCGTCGGCGGCCGGGTCGTAGCCGAAGAACTGGATCGAGGCCGCCCTCTGCAACTCCTTCAAGGGGAGTCCGTAGCCGGCGGCGATGGCCTTGAGGCGGTGTTCCTTGGGCGGGTCGACGGGCTTGCCGAGTTCCACCTTGGAGAGCCAGCCGAACTTTGCCTGCTCGCCGCTGTCTGGGTCGATGCAGATCTTTTCCATGTCGCGCAGGCTCTTGCCGAGCTCGGCGCGCCGAGCCTTCAGCAGGTCGGCGAAGTCGGTCCGCTGCTCAGTCATGGCGTGCATTGTGCCCCTTCTCTGTCCCCGTAGTGACGCCCGATGTCTACGTTACGGTTTTTGATCACTGAGTAAATGCCAGGTCAGCGGACGCAACCGTTTGTGGCTCCGCACAGAGTGTCTACGGAAACGCCTCACGGCGCCATCCCTTCCGGATGTGATGACCGGATCCTGACTCGATGTGCGTTTTCGTAGACAGCACGTCTACGAGTGTGTACTGTCGTTCTTGTTCACGGAAACGCACACAGCGTCTACGGAGGTAGCCAGGTGCGGCCCCAACAGGAATACATGGTCCTCGTGAGCAGCGACCTGCTGGTCATGCTCATGGAGCGCACCGGAGACGGACGCGAAGTCAGCGTCCGAGAACTCGCCGACGCGGCCGGATGCCACCCCAGCAAGATCGACGCCCTGCGCAACGGGCGACGCAAGAAGTCCCTCTACGACGAGGCAACGGCAATTGCCAAACGGCTTGGAGTAGACCTCCTCGTCCTCTGGGCCCACACCGGCCGAACCGTCGAAGCCCCCGCCGAGCCCACACACATCGCCGCGGTGCCGGCATGACGGCCCCGTTCTCCTTCGAGAAGGCCCTGCGCACTATCGGCGAGGCCGGCCTGCGCGCGGCGGAGCGGAACGCGGCCGAGGCGCCGCCGATCAGCCCGGAGATTCGGGCGAAGGTCCGCGCGGTCGTCCTGTCGGCTCGGGTCTCACGCCCGCAGCGCGCGGCTGACGCCGCCTGATCCCACCCACGCCGAAGGGCCGCCCCCTTAGCCCGGATGACGGCCCCCGACTCGGCGTCAACCCCACTCATCACAGAAAGCGAGGCGTTCGCCTTGAACGCATCATCTCAGACCCAGACCGACCAGATCATGGCCGCCTTGTCGGTGGCGGAGAAGCTGGCAGCCGCGTCGCCCGTCGCCCCGACGAGCTTGCAGATCAGCAGCAACAGCTTCGACGCCGAGCCGGGGTGCTACGTCCGGCCGATCGGTGTGGAGCTGTACTTCCACCTCTCCGTGGACAAGGTCGGCGAGTTCGCCGGGGCCTTCGGTGCGGACGTGCGGGAGCGTCCGCGTGAGGGTGAGTGGTCGCTCTTCACGTACGCGGATGGCTTGTTGGACGGGGTTCCGTTCCGGGCGTGGACGCTGACGAACGAGCCGGTTGCGCAGGTGGCGGCATGAGTGAGTCGATTACGAATCTGTCGGATGCGGTGGCCGCGTTGGGTGCGCTGCCGATGCCGGTCGGGCCGCAGATGCCGGACTTCCCGCCGCCGCCCGAGACCGAGGTGGAGAAGCTCCGCGCCGAGAGGGCGCGCCTGCAAGCTCTCCTCGCTGAGGCAGTCGCCGATGTGCACCGGGCTCGCCGTGAGCGGGACGAGATGCGGGAGCGGGTGTCGGAGCCGTACGGCTGCACCCACTGCGGCATCACGAAGCGGTCGCACGGTCGTCGATGGACGACGGGCGTGGGGTCCCACGCGTGGACCGCGCCGTCGGAGGACCAGATCGTGGAGCGGATGAAGGCCCGGCGCACGGTGCGCCTGGCGGCTCGTGCGCACCAGTTGGGGCGGCTGCGGGCTCAGGTTGAGGCGCTGCTTGTGGAGCGGCACTCGACGAACGAGGCGCTCGACGACGCGGTGCAGGCCCTCCGGGCGAAGCAGTCGTCGGACAGCTCGTACTCGACCGCGCTGCCGTGGGCGGCGCTCATGGACGACGAGGATCTGGCTGAGTTCCTCGACGAGTTGGCGGATGCTGCGACGACGAACGTGGACGCGGTGACGCGGCTGGCTGAGGTTGAGCGGGCGTGTGGCACGTGGCGTCTGATTGCTGAGGCGCAGCACGGGCACAACACGGCGCCGGGCCCGGATGCGATGACGCGGGTGTTCGTGCCGGTGGCGTCGTTGCGTGAGCCGGAGGGCGAGTTCTACGGGGTCGTGCACCACGACTACAAGGTGGGCCACGACCTGCCCGAGACGGGCGGTGCATCGTGACCGCCGCTACATGGCCGTTCGGTACGGACGCCAAGCAAGACGACCCGCTGACCGCTCTGCGGATCCCGGTCGTCGACAGCTTCAACCCCAACTGGAAGTACGTGGCCGCGTACATCGACGTGGACACCACGCCCTACAGCTGGGGCAGCAACGAACGGCCCACCGATGCCGAGGCCGCGATGCTCGCCTCGTTCATCGAGGAGTACAAGCACCACTGGTTCAACGACTGGTACAAGGCGAAGCTTCTGGAGCGTCCGCTCGACGTCGACTCCGGCTGCAACACCACGGTGTTCATCAAGTACGGCGCCAACGACTGGGGCTACCGCCGGTGCTCGTGGACATACGGGCCGCTGTTCGTGCCTGTCGGCCCCAACCTGCGGGGCGGCGACCACGACCGTAGCAAGCCGTCCGGGCCGCTCTCGCTGGAGCAGGTCATGGATCGCAGTCACACGATCGTCGACGATGCCATGCCGCACTGGTTGCAGTGGAAGGCGGACCACCCCGCGATCTTCGGGGGCGCCCAATGAGTGGCCTGTCTGTCGGCGAGTGGTTCTTCCTCGCGCTCGGTACCGCAGGGTTCGCGCGTTTCGGCTGGTGTCTGGTCTGGCTGATCGGCACGGAGGCTCCGATGCCCGCCCCGGTGGAGCGCGCTCTGGACGCGGTCGTCGGGTTCGTGTTCGCCGCTGCTGCGGCTGTTCGCAGGCAGGCCCTCACCGCTGCCGCGCTCCTTGCTCTTCTCCTCCCCACCAGCCCGGAAGGGGCCCGGTCATGAGTCATTCCAGCAAGCCGCCGTTGTCGTTCGAGACGGGCGCCAACCATCTGCACGGCGTCCTGCGCGTCGACCAGATCCGCACCGACACCTTCACCCAGCTTGTGCAGCACTGGGGTGACCCGCAGTCCCGTGACGACGTCATCGACGCCCTCGACGAGCTGGCCGCCATCGTCTGCGGCGTGGCCCGTGAGGGCGAGTTGGACGCGGCGGTGGAGCAGGTTGAGGACGTGGCGGGGATGGATACCGCGCACGTCGAGGTGGATGCGTTCGACGTTCGCCGCCTCCTCGCCGAACTCACGGCGGTCGAGCGGGTCACCAGCCGGTTCCGGAAGGGCGCGTCGGAGATCAAGCATCCGGTGATGCGGGCGACCCGCCAGCACTTCGCCGTGAACCCGCTGCCCGAGCAGCGCCAGATCGGCGGTGCGGCATGAGCGAGTACCCCGAGATCGCGGCTCGCTTCGCCCGTCACGCGATGACCGTGTTGCACGAGGACGGGCTGTACCGGCACCTGCGGTTCGAGGGCGACGCGGAGTCTCCGCTCGGCCGCTACCCGAGCTACCCGTTCGAGCTGATCACGTGGCCGTACAACCTCGTCGTCAAGGCCGGGTGGGTCTTCCACTTCGACATCGACGCCACCCCGGACATGTTCGTCCTGTTCCGGAAGACCGCGCTGACCGGGCAGATCAACCCCGGTTACTGGTCGGAGAAGGTCCGCGCCGGGCGCGACGAGGTCGACGGCTTCGACCTGGAGCTGTTCGAGCAGCAGGTCAAGCGGTACGTCGTCCACTCCATCCGTGAGGGCGACGCCCCGCGCGGCATTGGTGCTGAGGTCACCCGCGAGATCTTCGAGCTCGGTGACATCAGCCATGAGGCGGGCGCCCGTGAGGCGCTGTCGGACTTCCGCTACGAGGGCTGGGACTTCGGTGACCTGCCGGAGTGGGACTTCACCGACTACACGCCGGGCTTCCTGCACTGCTGCTACGCGATCCGCCAGGGCATCGACGTGTGGGACGCCGCCCGGAAGGCGGTGGCGGCATGAACGCCCGCGAAGTCCTCGAAGGGATGATCCGCATCGAGCGGGGCGACATGACCGTCCACTCGCCGGTGGAGGTCCAGGCTCGTCTCGACGCCTACCGCGCCGAGGTTCTCGCCGAGGCCGACCTGCTGCCCAAGGCGGACGTCGTGGCCTGGCTGACGAAGAAGGCCCGCGAGGACACGCCGGTGTGGCAGCTCGCTTCGAAGGTCGATCGGGGCGCGGTCCGCCCGAACAACCTGCGGATGCTGCCCGCCGACTTCTTCGAGCCTGGCCACTCCTACACGCACCGCGACGGCCACGACTTCCACTGCGTCGCCGTGACCGCCCACCCGCAGACCGGTGAGCGGCTCGCCATGGGCTGGCGGGTGGACTCGTGGGACTGCCACTACCCGGCCGCCGTCGGCATCAACCAGTGGAACCACGAGTACGACGGTGCGCAGGAGCCGACCAGCACCAAGGCCGCCGAGTGACCGCCCGCCGGTTGTGGGCCGCCGTCCACTGGACGGCCGTCACCGCCGCCGCCCTCCTCTTCGCCCAATGGGGCCCCTTCGACGGCTGGCAAGCCACCGCCACCACCACGGTCATCGCCGCCGGGGTCGGGCTGATCGGACTCGCCACCGCACCACACCCAGGAGCACGCCCGTGACCAACCCCAAGCACGCGCGGGACACCGAACACGGCCGGTACTACACCGACCCGGCCGGCGGCCCCGACCTCGTCTCGGTCACCAACGTCCTCAACACCAGCGTCCACAAGCACGGGCTCATGCCGTGGGCCGTCAAGCTCACCATCGAGTGGATCCTCGACCACCGCATGGAAGTCGCCCGCCGGGCCATCACCGACCGGGCGGCACTCGTCAAGGAACTCAAGCAGATCCACATCGACGCCCGCGATGCAGCGTCCGACCTCGGAACCCTCATCCACAAGGCAAGCGAGCTCCGCCTTCTCGGCGCCCCGTTCGCGGTCGAGGCGACCGTCGCCCCGTACCTCGCCCAACTCGAAGCGTTCCTCGGGTTCTGGGGCGTCGACATCGACAAGCACGTCGAAGCCACCGAGATCACCTGCCTGCACCGCCGACTCGGCTACGCCGGCACCGCCGACCTCATGGTCTGGCTGCCCACCGGGCCCGGTCGAAGCCTTGAGCTGTGGCTGATCGACTTCAAGACATCGGCCACCCGCTCCGCCAAAGAGGTCTACCCGGAGAACGCCCAGCAGCTGGCCGCGCTTCGTTACTGCGAGACGGTCCTGCTTCCGGACGACACCGAGCAGCCGATGCCGAAGATCCAGCGGACCGGCGTCCTCAACCTGCGGGCCAAGTCCCACGCCCTCGTCGAGATGCCCGCCGACCGGGCGGCGCACAAGGCGTTCCGCGGGGCTCTCGTCAACGCGCTGTGGCATCACGACGCCCCGTCCTCGTACCCCGCTCTCCTCGCCCCCGATCAGCCTGTCCCGGCCCGGTGGCGCAACTTCCGAAAGGTGGCCTAACCCGATGGGCTCCCGACTCCTGAACATTCAGCGCCGCGCGGCCGAGCACGGCCGGCTCCGCACCGGCTACACCGACGGCAAGCGACCCGTCCGCTCCGCCACCTGGGTCGTCACCTCCCACTCGGAGGAGCACGTCCGTACCGCAGCCAAGCTGTGGGGCGGCGAGGTCGAGCAGTGGACGCCGCTGAACTCGACGATCTCCCAATGGCGGGTCATCACCAAGGCATCCTCGATCGAGGCGATCATCACGCCCGGCGACCCCCTCAACCAGTACAACGAGATGTGGTCGGCGGGCGGCTGCCAGCGCCGCTGCGACGGCGAGACCGAACTCCTCACCCGTCAGCCCTGCCTGTGCGCCCGCCAGTTCGGTGAGGACTGGCACACCCAGCCCAAGGGTCGCGTCTGCTCGGCGACGTCCCGCTTCAACGTGATGCTCCCCGACATCAGCGGCATGGGCATGTGGCGGGCCGAGACGCACTCCTTCTACGCCGCGCAGGAGTGGGGCGGCATGGTCGACATGGTGCTCGCGGGGACGGATGGCCGTGGGTTCGTGCCGGTCACGCTGCGGATCGAGCCGCGGCAGGTGATCCGCAACGGACAGACGAAGAAGTTCCCGGTCGTAGTGGTCGAGCTGCGGGGGGTCACGCCGCGGCAGGCGCTGGCCGGCCCGATGAACGCGGCGACCGCCCTGGACCCGGGCTCGGCATCGCAGGCGGTCGCGGCGATCGAGGGGCCGAAGGGCCGCGACTGGATCGCCGAGGCGGAGGGTCTGCTGACGTCGGATGACGTCCGCGATCTGTGGATGGAGGCGCAGACGGCAGGCGCCGTGCACCCGAAGGGCACCGACCCGCTGTCGAAGCAGCTGATGGCGATCGCCGCGGCCAAGGACGCCGAGAACGTCCGCCCGGAGCCGGGCCCGGACGAGGACGGCGCGTACGAGGTCGAGGTCGTCGAGGACGAGGAGCCCGCCCGCCCGGCGTGGCCGGCGGTCGCTCAGCCCCGCTCGTAGCCCGCACACAGAGGTGGCCGCCCCGCGGGCATTGCGGGGCGGCCGGCACCCAGCACATCACACAACCCAGCACCTGGAGAACCACGTGAGTTGGCACCTCGGCCGCATGGCCGCCCTCGACTTCGAGTCGAGCGACAAGAACCCGGAGTCCGCCCGCATCGTCACCTGCGCGCTCATCCTCGTCGGCGGCGGACTCGACACCGACCCCCGCGAATGGCTGATCAACCCCGGAATCCCGATGGAGCCGGGAGCGATCGAGAAGCACAAGATCACCGACGAGTACGCGGCCAAGCACGGCATGCCCGCCGAGCAAGGCGTCGGCGAGATCGCCAAGGCCATCGCCGAAGTCGTCGCCGCCGGCATCCCGCTCGTCGGCCACAACCTCGGCGGCTACGACCTCAACCTGATCGACCGTGAATGCCGCCGCCACCTGCGCGACAGCCTCGAAGGGATCTGCCGCCAGCCCCTCACTCGGGTCATCGACACGATGATCCTCGACTGGTACGCCGCACCGTTCCGTAAGCGCGTCTCGCAGGACCAGGGCGCCTACGAGATGAAGACCACCGCCCAGACCTACAACCTCGGCTGGGACGACGAGAAGGCGCACGGCGCGACGTACGACGCCCTCATGTCTGCCCGCGCCGCGTGGCACATGGGCAACATCGCCCACCTGCCGCGGCAGCAGCGCCCTGAGTGGGTGCAGAACCTGCGCAACTCGCGTGGCCCGTACGACCGGTTCGATCACCTTGCCGGGATCGACGTGGAGGAGTTGCACCGCCGGCAGGTCGGGTGGGCTGCTGAGCGTGCGGCGGGGTTGCAGGAGTACTTCCGTAAGACGGACCCGGATGTGGTGATCGACGGCACGTGGCCGATCCGCCCCGTCCCGGCGGGGGGTGCGGCATGAGGTCCCCGTTCATTCTCCGCGCCTGGCACGACGCCCGCGTTGCCGCGCTCACTGCCGTGCAAGAGCAGCTCGCCAGGGACCTCGCCGCGGCTGAGGCGGAGCTGGCGGGCGTCTCGGAGAAGTACACCGACACCGCCATCGTCAACGACTGCCTCACCGAAGACCTCTCCAAGGCCCGCGCCAGGCTCGCTGAACACCACGGCCGCCGCACCGTCGCGGAGGTTCTCGAAGAACACGACGTCCACCGCAAGGCGCTCGCTGACGCGCTCGGCGACCAGAACCGGCACATGAACTGGGACCAGCTCATCGCCGAAGTCGCCGGGTGGGTGAAGGCCGCGAACGCGTGGATGGCGGACTGCGAGGCCGAGAGGAAGCGCGCGGACTCGCTGGAGCAGCACGGCGAGGTCGGCCGTCTGAGGCGCCGTGTCGCGCGCCTGGAGAAGCAGTACGACGACGCCGTCGGTCTCAAGGACAGCGGCATTGAGGACAGCAGCCGTTGGCAGCCCGGCTACAAGGACCCGAAGACGGGGGTGGCGTCGTGACCACTGTGCTCCGTTACCTGCGGCAGGTCGTCGCCCCCAACGGCAAACACCGCGCCCGCCCTGTGCTGCTGCCCGACGAGCCGATCCCCGCACCCGCCGAACCGATCATCGGCGCGGTCCTCTGCGAGGACGAGCTGGCACGGCTCCTCGACGAAGACACGCCCACGCCGACCGAGTGCGCGCCCTGCCCGTGCTGCGACCGGACCACGCCGCACGCCATGAACCGCGACGGGACACGCCGCTGCTTCACCTGCGGCACCACCACCAAGGGGGACCAGTGACCAGCACCGGCCGCCGCTGCGGCAACTACCTCACCTACAAGGCCGGATGCCGCTGCGCCTCCTGCACCGCCGCGAACACCGCCAAGTGCGCCCGCGACCGAGACCGGCGCTCCGCAAACCCCGCCGGCGCGGACCAGGCCGGGCATGGCAAGCCGTCGACCTACATCAACTACCGCTGCCGCTGCGATGCCTGCCGCTCAGCGAACACCGCCGCAGGCCGCGTGTACAAGCAGAGGAGGCGCGCACAGTGACCACGCTGTTCGACCTCACGCCGAAGGCTCCGGCCGCCCCCGTGGCGGCCGGGCCCCGGCCCCTCGTCATCGGCCTCGACTCCAGCCTCACCAGCCTCGGCATCGCCACCCCCGACAGCGCCGACGCACTCCGCTGGAACCACGCCGACAAAGGCCACCCGCGCATCGAATGGCTCCGCACAGAAGTCCTCGACCGCAGCAAGGCCGCTGACCTCGTTGTCATCGAGGGCCCCTCCTACGGCTCGAAGATGCTGCCCGGCCAGCACGAGACCGCCGGCCTGTGGTGGATCCTCACGCACGAACTGTGGCGCAAGGGCATCCCCTACGCCGTCGCCTCCCCGCACAACCGGACCATCTACGCCACAGGTTCGGCGTTCCCCGCGAAGGACCAGCCGAAGGAGAAGCGGGCGCGGATCGCGAAGGGCATGGTCCACACGTTCGTCGCCGAGCAGCTCGGCATCTGGTGTGAGGGCGCCGGCAAGTACGACGCCAGCGATGCGGCGACGCTCGCGGCGATGGGCATGGACTGGCTGGGCTATCCGCTGGTCGACCTGCCGAAGCAGCAGCGCCGGGCTTTGGACGGCGTGCAGTGGCCGACGCAGACCGTGGCGGCGGCGTCATGACCGTGCCGCAGACGTACACCGTCATCGTCCTCTCCGTCCTCGGCGCGATCGTCTGCGCCTGGCAGGTCCGCCGCGCTCTCCGCGAACCGTCGGAGCGGGACCGCATCGTGCGTGAGGCCCGCGCCCGCACCGGGCTCGCCGACCACATGCCCGGCATCGACACCGCCCTCCAAGACGCCTGCGAACTCATCTGGAACCTGCCCGCCCACGGCACCCCAGACCCCGACCTCGACGGGTTCTGCGACCGCCT